AAGCTGGGGCTAGACGACGCCATCCTTGGCGTGACCGAGGTCACCCGCGACGGACAGCCGTATGATGTAGTGGTGTACGACACCGAAGCCATCGTGCGTATCTTGGTCCACCGCGACAAGATGGACTATGACGACGCGGTAGACTGGATGGAGTTCAACATCGTCTGCGCGTTTGTGGGGCCGCACACGCCGCTGTTCGTGCGCCCGTTCGACCCCGACGCATATGAAGAACGCGATATGGCGGACGAAGACTGATGCAAAAGCCCATCTATAGCGCCGACGAAGAGCAGACGCTGATGACCCGGCTGTGGTCACCGGCGGTCGCCGACGACCCCGAAGCGTTCGTGCTGTTCGCGTTTCCGTGGGGGCAGCCCAACACACCGCTGGCGCACTTCAAAGGCCCGCGACAGTGGCAACGCGACACGCTCCGGCAGATTAGGGACCACATCAAGCGCAACCGAGGTCAGCCGACGATGGACACGCTGCGGGCTGCGGTGGCGTCCGGGCGCGGTATTGGTAAGTCGGCGTTGGTCAGTTGGCTCATCTTGTGGATGCTGAGCACCCGGATAGGGTCCAGCGTCGTGGTGAGCGCTAACTCCGAGGCGCAGCTAAGGTCGGTCACTTGGGGCGAGCTGTCCAAATGGGCGGCGATGCTCATCAACGCCCACTGGTGGGAAGTGAGCGCCACCAAGCTGGTGCCGGCCACTTGGTTAACAGACATCGTGGAGCGCGACCTCAAAAAGGGCACGCGCTACTGGGCCGCAGAAGGGAAGCTGTGGAGTGAGGAGAACCCTGACTCCTACGCGGGCGTGCACAACCACGATGGCATGATGCTGATATTCGACGAGGCGTCAGGCATACCTGACGGCATCTGGTCGGTCGGGTCGGGGTTCTTCACCGAAAACATCTTGGACCGCTACTGGATGGCGTTCAGTAACCCGCGCCGCAACAGTGGGTACTTCTTTGAGTGCTTCAACGCCAAGCGGGACTTCTGGCAGACCAAGCAAGTGGACGCCCGCACGGTCGAGGACACCGATAAGCAGGTGTACGAGCAGATTATCGCCGAGTACGGGTCAGATTCGCCCCAGGCGCGCATAGAGGTCTATGGTGAGTTTCCGAGCGAGGGCGACGACCAGTTCATCCCGCCGCAGTTGGTGGACGACGCGATGGCGCGGCCACGCTATAAGGATGAGACGGCGCCGGTCATTTTAGGCATCGACCCGGCGCGAGGCGGGGCGGACTCGACGGTCATCGTGGTGCGGCAGGGGCGCGACATCAAGGCCATCAAGCGCTACAACGGCGAGGACACGATGGCGATAGTGGGGCGCGTAATAGACGCCATCGAGGAGTTCAAGCCGGTGCTGGCGGTCATCGACGAAGGGGGCTTGGGGTACGGCATCATGGACCGGCTGCACGAGCAGCGGTACAAGGTGGTGAAGGGCGTCAACTTCGGCTGGAAGGCGAAGAACGGCATCATGTACTACAACAAGCGGGCGGAACTGTGGGGGGCTATGAAAGACTGGCTGAAGTCTGCTAGCATCCCCGACGACCGGCGGTTCAAGTCCGACTTGACCGGCGTGATGATTAAGCCGACGTCCAGTGGAGTCATCCAGCTGGAGTCGAAGAAGGACATGAAGGCGCGGGGTTTGGCATCGCCAGACGCTGCGGATGCGTTGGCGGTGACGTTTGCCTTTCCGGTAGCGCACCGGGAGTATGTTGAAAAACCCCGACGACTTACCTCGCAAGGTGCGGGGGGCGTCTTAAACTCTTGGCTGGGAGCGTAGGAAATGACCGTAAATACCAAACCAATCGGCGTCGCGTATGAAGACCAGAACATCGTTGGCTCTGACCGCATCCTGAGCGACCGCGAGCTGGGCTACACCGCCAACGCGCAGGGCACTGTGACGCAGGCGACCAGCAAGTCCACTGCCGTGACGCTGAACAAATCGGCGGGGCGCATCACGCTGAACGCGGCGTCGCTGGCGGCGACGACCAACGTGTCGTTCACGCTCAACAACAGCCTCATCAGTTCCAACGATGTGTTGATTTTGAATGTGTCGTCTGGTGCTACTGCGGCTTCGTACAACGTGTGGGTTGATTCGCTTGGCGCAGGCTCTGCGGGACTTACGCTGCGTAACACCACTGCCGGTGCGCTGGCGGAAGCGGTGGTCATTAACTTCGCGTTGATTCACAACGTCTAGTTACATGGCTGACTACAACGCCGTAGAAACGGTCGCTAATGGTGGCACCAAGTCTGGTAAAGACGACGCCAGCACGCTAGCGACCGCGCGCCATCGCATGACGATGGCGATTGCGGCGTACTCCGAATCGCGCGAAGACGAGATAGATGACCTACGGTTCGCCGCCGGTAGCCCTGACAACCAGTGGCAGTGGCCGGCGGACGTACTGGCGACCCGAGGGTCGGTTCAGGGGCAGACCATCAATGCGCGCCCCTGTCTGACCATTAACAAACTGCCGCAGCATGTAAAGCAGGTCACTAACGACCAAAGGCAGAACCGGCCCTCGGGGAAGGTCATCCCCGCCGACGACAAGGCGGACGTTGAGGTTGCGGAGATATTTGACGGGCTGGTCCGGCACATCGAGTACATCAGCGACGCCGATGTGGCCTACGACACCGCCTGCGAGAACCAGGTGACGTATGGCGAAGGCTACCTACGCATCCTGACCGAGTATTGCGACGACGACACCTTCGACCAAGACATCAAGATTGGCCGGGTGCGGAATTCGTTCTCGGTATACATGGACCCGACCATCCAAGACCCCTGCGGAGCGGATGCGGAGTGGTGCTTCATTACCGAAGACATCCTCAAAGAAGAATTTGAACGCCGCTACCCCGACGCTAGCCTGATTGCCAGCTTGGAACAGCAGGGCGTTGGCGACCAGTCGCTTAGCCAGTGGATTAACGAAGATACGGTCCGCATTGCGGAGTACTTCTACGCCGAATATGAGCCGGTGACGCTGAATTTGTACCCCAACAACATCGCCGTGTTTGACGATTCGCCCGACGCGAAGCAAATGAAGGCAATGGGGCTCAAACCGATTAAAACCCGCAAGGTAGACCGCCGCAAAATCAAGTGGTGCCGCATCAACGGGTACGAAATCCTTGAAGAACGCGAGTGGGCGGGCAAGTGGATACCCGTCATTCGGGTCATCGGCAACGAATTTGAGGTTGATGGTCGTGTTTTCGTGTCTGGCATCGTCCGAAATGCCAAAGATGCCCAGCGCATGTACAACTACTGGGTCAGCCAAGAGGCCGAAATGCTTGCGTTGGCGCCAAAAGCGCCATTTATTGGCTACGGCGGGCAGTTTGAGGGCTATGAAAGCCAGTGGAAAACCGCCAACACGACCAATTGGCCGTATTTGGAGGTCAACCCCGACGTAACCGACGGTCAGGGCTCTGTTTTGCCGCTGCCAGCACGCGCGCAGCCCCCGATGGCGTCCAGCGGCCTGCTACAGGCCAAAGCCGGGGCCTCCGACGACATCAAATCGACCACTGGGCAGTATGACTCAAGCCTTGGAGCCACCAGTAATGAGCGGTCTGGCAAAGCGATTTTGGCCCGCGAAAAGCAGGGCGACACTGGTACTTATCATTACGTTGATAACTTGGCCCGAGCTATCCGCTACTGCACCCGGCAGATAGTGGACCTGATACCGAAAATCTACGATACGCAGCGAATTGCGCGGATTATCGGCGTAGATGGCGAAGCTAATTCGGCCCGTATTGACCCGATGCAGCAGGAGCCTGTCCGCAAAATAGTGGACCAGATGGGCAACACCATCGAAAAAATCTACAACCCTGGGGTCGGCAAGTACGACGTCTGCGTGACGACTGGTCCGAGCTACATGACCAAGCGTCAGGAGGCGATGGACGCCATGTCGCAAATTCTGCAAGGCAACCCGCAGCTATGGGCGGTGGCCGGCGACCTGTTCATCAAGAACATGGACTGGCCTGGTGCTCAGGAAATGGCGAAACGGTTTGAAAAGACCATTGACCCGAAACTGTTGGCTGACGACGACAAGTCACCGGCGCTTCAGCAGGCCGAGCAGCAGATTCAGGCAATGGGTCAAGAAATGGAGCAGATGCACACCATGCTCCAGAACGTCGCGCAGTCGATGGAAGCGCAAGACCTGAAGATTAAAGCCTACGACGCCGAAACTAAGCGGATTAGCGCCACGATGGCGGGCATGACACCGGACCAGATTCAAGACGTGGTGCTAGGCACTATCCACGGCATGATGGAGTCTGGCGACCTGATGCCGCAAAACTCCGGGATGCCTGAGATGCCAGCGCAAGACATGATGGGTGAACAGCCCTCGATGCCGCCTGAGATGCCTCCTGAGATGATGCAGCAGGAGCCGATGCAATGAAGTGCGCCGAGTTCGTAGGGCTGTTCTTTCTGGCGCGGGACGTGACGCACAGCGTGCATTTGAACACCCGCAGCTATGCTAAACACAAGGCGCTGCAAGAGTTCTACGAAGAAATTGTGGACTTGGCGGATGGGTTTGCCGAAGCCTATCAGGGCCGGCATGGCCTGATTGGCCCCATTTCGTTGCAATCCACTAAGAAGACCAGCAACGTGGTGGAGTTCCTGCAAAATCAGGTAGAAGAGATTGAAGCCGCCAGGTACACCGTGTGTTCCAAGACCGACACGCCGTTGCAGAACCTGATTGATGGTATTGTGGAATTGTATCTGTCCACTCTCTACAAACTAAAGTTTTTGAGCTAACCCATGCAAATTAGCGGCGCAATTGCTGAATCGGTAAAGCTAAATAGCGCAGATGGTGCGCCCATTACCGACCTTAATCCATTGCCTACCACTGGTAGTGGCGATGAAAGAACTACTGCACAAAATAACGAATCACCTCTTTTTGTTGCCATAGCCGGAGATCCGTCGGGCGATTTTGTTGGCGTTAATTTGCTTG